AAGTTCCATTGTATTTGCTCGCATTGTAACTCTACGTCCATCTTTAGCGAGAACTGTAGCATCCCACACATAATCAATGAAGCGACGTGCTTGTTCAGGCAATAGGATACCACCTGCAGTACCTGACGGGTTAACCGCGTTGGCACCTGATGTTCCGTAATTTGCACCAGTAATGTTACCTAGAACGCCGTCACGACCACTTACGATGGCTGCTGCGGCTCCTGTTGAGCCAGATGCTACTGCACCTGTTCCGTCATGGCCGTGGCCAAGGGTAGTTCCTGGATAGTTTTTTACGATATCTTCTGACATATTGTTCACCTCCTAGTGATTTTTATGTTAGTTGTATAGGTCGGAGAATTTGAGGAAACGTCCGCCCCATAGGGATTTTTGAATTGGAGTTGAGTCCAATTCCTGCACGATCTCGCCTAGATCGCCAGACTTGCGGAAAGCGGTGTCCTTTTCTACGGAATCAACTCTCTTTCCAATTTCGTTAAAAGTACCCTTGATCTGATTTACATCAGTTGTTGTGGCATCAAGAGACTTCTTCATGTTAGCAACTTCATCACCAAGTGATTTAATTGTTGCTGTTAGATCGCCAAAGGCATTAGTAACAGATTCCTTGATTTCTGCAATTGCATTTGCAATTACATCGTCAGCCTTTGCAGCATCTTCTGCTGCTGGTGCTTCAGGAGTCTGAATTGCATCTTCTACTGAAGATGTAGCACTATCTTCTGAGTCAGACTTTTCTATTGCTTCTGGAGTTGCTTCTGCAACTACTTCAGCCTTTTCTGATTCTTCTGTTGGTTGTGCCTCTGGAGTGACCTCTACAGACACTGCTTCTGTTTCTGCAACGGGTGCATCAACTACTGCTGTTGTATCTTCTGACATAGGGTTTACCTCCTTGTTAATCTTAGAAGTATTAATGCCTTTAGCACTATCAACTAAGAACTTTATCATATTTCCTTTTTCTGAGTCATTCTTTTCTACAAAACCAATGTTTTTCATTTCGTTACCACTTACTGGGCTAACATATGTTTCTTCATCGGAAGTTAGAACAATTCCTGTTTCTTCATCATAGAATACATTTTCTACAATTGTATTTGCAATGTCACCTTTAATTGTATCTACGCCGTCAACTTTTTCAACTGACATAATACTTGCAAATTGATTTGCTGGGGAATCTACAAGACTCAACTCAACAAGATCATAATCTTTAATAATTCTAATTGCTTTATCTAGTTCTTCATTATATGCATCATCCCACTTATTCATTCTACCGCCGATAGAAAAACCAGTGTATGTTCCATCAAGAACTTTTTCCCACGCATCTGATGCGCCCTTAGAAATGTATGTAGAAACATAGATTCCCTTGTAAAATTTTTTTGATTCTGGATCAAAATATTTTTCTTCTTTAAATGAAATCATCTTGCCTACTGCTGACGGCTGATGCATTTCACGAATGTTGCCACGAAACTTTGCAAAAGCACTTAATGATGCTTCAGTTGTAACAATGTCATACTGCTTATCAACATTATCAAGAGATGCAAAACCAGAGACGATTCTCTTCTCAATATCTACTTTGCCAAAGGGCATTGATAAGCGAACGTTGTCGCCATCAGTGGTCCAAAAAGCCTTATTTATGTTCATATCGTATTCCATTATACCAAACTTTTATGTAGATTTCTCAATTATTGAGACGCTCTACCTTCACCCTTTGGATTACGTCCAGATACCGTTGCAGGGCCATCTGATTGGCTATTTGTTCTCTCTGCATCTCTAGAACGATTTCCATTTGCTCTTGAATCTGCAGCCTGTCTTGGGCTTAATTCAAGAGGTGAATCTCCGTGTTCTGCTTGAGGAAGATCTAAAATTTCACGGGCTTCATTAGGAAGCATAATTTGATTCTTGACATAACGCTCAAGAATTTGTGACTGTGCAATCTCATCGGTAAGAGTAAGTTCGTTAAATTTAAACTGAAGAATATCTGTTCTTTCCTTAACAATCTTACTGATTACCTTCTCAAGATGCTGTTGCTCTGGACGAGAAACCTGCTCTTTAAATGTACGGTCTTGTGATAATGATGCTGCAATACCAGAATCTGAACCACCAAGTTTAGAAATTGGGACTTGATGAGCAATTAAAATATCATCACGATTTTGTTTACGATACTCTTTAAATGATCCATCCTGAATACCGTTTTCAATTGGCTTCATTTCAAACTCAACCTTAGAGTGATCATTATCTCCAGGAAGTGGGATATACAGAGTTCTATGTGACTGTGATTTTAATCCTGTTTGTAGAAATCTAAACATCTTATCTTCGGCATCAGCAGATAACTTAGCACCTTTTAGAGTGATTACATATCTTGGTACCGCTTTGTTTTCAAAATAATCAATATTGTACTGTGAAGCAAGTTGATCACCAATAAGTGATGGAAGCGCTGCAATAATATCTGGAACACCATAATATGTATTTAATGGTGAATAATCTTTAAAATGAATAATTTCATTTGGACGTGGGTCTGCTGTTAGTGGATTAATATTTGTAGCACCAAAGTTGCGGAAATAAACAACCTTTGGCCCAATGATCTGAACGTGTCCATCACGGATACGGCGAACACGCATTGTTGTAGAAGGTATATGTCCAACATATCCAATCTCACCACTTACTGTTCTACCAACTTCCATGTAACCATTTCCAGTTGCCTGAAGGTCAGTATAAATCTTTTCCATTGTTCGTGTAAAACTATCATCATCATTTAATGATTCAAGCCAGTCACGGAGCTCTAACTTTGCTCTTTCAATTCTTTTACGTGCACGATCTGTTGCACCTTGGTCTGCGTTATTTTCAAGACTCATCATTGTTCGGTCTGTTACATCAAAACGATAACCAAGGCCAACAACATTTTCTACCTTTGCATCAATAGCAGCATGGTTAGCAAAAGATGTATCATAAAAATTAGCAAGCTCATACATGTTATACGGTGGTGTGATTACATCAAAAAGACCGTAGCCATTTCGGTATACCAAACCAGGATTAATTGCTTTTGATCCAGAGTCATCTCTTCCTTTTGGATCGGCATTTGCTGAATCAAGATAAGGAGTGCTAAGAAGATCAATGTTTGCATTAGTTGCAAGGTAGCCCTCTTGTGTCATTGCCTTATTTACTTGTCTTGTAATACGACGTTTAAAGTTTTCTTCAAGTCCCCCAAGATTTTTTAGTTCTTCCCAAGATTTATTAAATGGGTCACTATTTTTAAATTGGCTTTCTGTTTTTTCTGCTGTGCTAAGTCTTGCTTCTAGGTAATCGCTATTACTCATCAAATGATTCCTTGCCTGCTTTATTAAGAGTTTGCTGTGCTGCATGCCATGCACCAAGATCGTTCATAGATGGAATTAAACCAGACTTCATGCGATCCATCTGCTCTGAGTGTTCTTCATCACTAATTCTTGTGAGACCAGGAACAAATATTGCTTCCCCGTCACCTTCATCGCCATAGTGCTTTGCTGCTGCCTTAAGTTCTGCAATTTTTGCTAAATCATTACGCATTGACTCAATATTGAGCACATTGCCTTCTCCATCAGTAAACCACTTTCCAGTTGCCTTCTTATATACGTATAGACCCCAGTTATATTTCTTTTCAATAACTTGTCTACGTACATTTTTAACAATTGGTTCGCCAGTTTCAGGGTTGATTAAAGAATCCATAGCCATCAGTATACCATATTCCTATTAGATAAGTATTTAAAAAACCACTATATTAGTAGAACTTGATCTCGCATGCATCGGTAGAGCAATATGCTTCACCCTCTGCTTCAAGATTTTCTACGCCATCATAAATAGCAGACCAGTCAATTTTACCAATCTTGCCAACATATGAGTTGTATTCTTCTCGTGTGATTTCTGAATATGGCTGCTGAGGATAAACCTTATCTCCCATTGGCAAGAATGAGACTGCCTTTAACTGTCCCTCATACATATTGAGGGCAGGAGCAATAAACTTCTTTTCATTTTCTTTGTCAAATGATAGTGTTACAGAAACACCATTATCTGACCAATACTTCTGAGCAGTTGCTGCCAAACCAATTTTTTCAAATACACTAACTTGCTTTTCTGAACGCTTATGTCCAGATGCTACTGGGAAATATACTACTGAGGTGTTTGCTGATACAAGGTCTGCCTCAACTTTATACCCCGCTGCTTTAAATAAATGAAGCATTGGATCAGTATTTCCAAAACGAATAGCACGAAGATAGAACTCTCCACCAGGTCCCCAGTGAACTCCAGGAGTTGCACCAGAAAGAAGTGAAACAGATCCTGATGGTTTAACTGTTGTTACACGAACTGATTCACGAACACAAAGCCATTCTGAATATTTGTGATCATAATAACGAATCTTATTGTAGCCTTCATCCATCCACTCACGGGTAGTTGGTAAACCATTTTCATCAGCAAATGAAGCAATACCAGTTAATGATGTACCAATACGACGATTGCGTTGCATAATACCATTTGTAGTTGGCCAATGTGTTGGCATGAGAGTAACTGTCTTACCGTACAAATATGCAAACTTAAGAGTCTTTAAGAAATCTTCTTTTGACTCATGACGATTAAGATGAACTTCTACAAGTGTGCACAATTCATAACTTTCTAATGGTTGTTCAGCGCAAGGATTGAATCCCATGATACGAGAATCTTTATAATCTGGAGCATCTGCAAGACGACCATAATCACGAGCAACTCCAAGCCAAATAAAACCTGGTTCTCCATTGTCTGCAATTAAATCAACATAGTCTTCATACTTAGTTCCAACTTCGGCAGCAATAGAGTTATTACTCATCCATGCCCACCCTGGTTTTGTTGGGTCATATGAGTTACGCTCTGGAAATACTTCTGGATTCTTAAGATTAATAAAACCATTATCTTCTGCAGTTCCTAATGCAAGAGTTGCAGAACGACGAACATTTCCAGAAACAACACATGTACCAATAAGGTTTATAATGTCAACAATTGCACGGCTATCAAGTGCTTCTCCTGCTCTAGAGCCAATTACATTACGTATGCGTGTATGGAGATCAATCAATGGTGCTGGACCGCTGGCTACCCCGCCGAAGCCCTTAATTGGGGCTCCTAGAGGACGGATAAGGTCATAGGTAAATTCTTGAATAGACTGGTTTGCACGAAGAAATGAATTAATAAGTAATCTAACAGACTCAACCCATCCTTCACGAGTATCTGGAATTTCATAAATAGATACTGGTTCTGTAGGAGCATAAATAGACATTTGCTTGTCTTGTCCAATGGTATCAAATCCAACCCCAATACCCAACATTAATGCATCCATTACCCAGGCAAATAATGCACCAGGATCATTACGATCAATGTCACGAGTAGAGACCATTGCACAATTTTGAAGGGATGCGGAATTACGCTTCTCCATAGTCATAGGAGTTCCAAATGCCCAAAGGCCACGACCTGGAGGAGTCCACTTTAATTCAAACATTCTTTGAAAAGCTTCTTGTGCAGACTTTTGTGCTTTATTATCATTCCATGGTAGACGATTATCTTTAGCATGATTCTTTTGAACTGAATACATACCCTCAATTACACGACGACAAACCTCATGCCAGCGTTCTTTTGTCCTATCTTCTTTGACACGAGAATAAGTACGAATAAATGTAATCTCTCCTAATGAATTAGATCCTGCATCTGAGAATCCAAATGGTGCTGGAATGGTTTGATATTTATTTACAAATTCTTCTGATAGACGAAAAGAGAATACGCTTTCTGACATTTATTGTGTACCTTTCAAAGTAAAATTAGATGAGTACTTTGTAATTTCCAAAGTAGTTCCTAAGTATAACACAATTATTTAATATATTTAAGCGTAAAACAAAAAGACTATACCTAATGTTAAGGTATAGTACTTTAGGTTTGTTAAAGTTGTTCTACAATATTAAATAAAAATACCCCTAACCATATAGGCTGGGGTACTCTTAGTTAAAACAATTACGAAATCTCTACACCTGAGATGTGAAAGTTTACAGTTATTGCTGATGCTGATCCTGCAATAACCTTAGTTGTAGCAAGAACCTGCTTTAGATCAAAGAATGCTGTTGTATTTGCAGCAATTGCAGCACTTGTAACTAGATCTACTGCATCAAGTTTAATTGTGAATGTTTGTGCTGATGCTGATGTATTTGTAACTGCAATATTTGTGATTACCGCAGTTGTTGATGCTGGAACTGTATAGAGTGTTGTGTTTGTTAATGCTGCTGCTACTCTAGCAAGAGCCTTTGTTACTGTAGCCATTTATTTCTACCTATTCTGTTAGTCATGTCCCCGCTTTTATCGTAGGATCACGTATTTTCTAATTATACACTATATTTAAAAATTAAGGTTCTGGTGTTGGTTCTGGTGCTGGTGTAGGATCAACGTATTTGTTTGCTGATTCACTCCAAATCCAATTAATGCCGATTGGATTTTCATCTGTGTATTCTACACAGGTCTTTCCTGTAACTTCTTCTGCAACCTCTAGTGAGTCTGCAACGATTATGTTAATAACTATTCCGTTATCAGTTACCGCATAATTTGCCATTATTTACTCCTTGTTTAGTAATGATAGGTAAAACTATCTTGTATATATTATATCACTTTTTAATAAATAAGCGTAACGGATCCAGAGCCGCCTGATGATGCTGGAAATACTGAAAAACCCATTATTACTCGTTTTGTTTAAAAACATTATAGCATTATTTTATTATTATAAAGCAGAACGTGATATACTTTTAGTATGCACAAAATAATTAAGTTTGCTACTGAAGAAAATGCAGTTATATATCCACAACCTTCTCGCAGATACATTCCAAATTGGTATAAAAAAGCAGAAAAATTTGTTGGTGGGAAACCTATACTTAACTCTTATGATGATCAAGGAGCCCCCACAGTTAAAGTCTGTGTTCCATTTTTAGATGCATTTACAACAGGCTATACCGTTGAACTTTGCCAAGATGTACAGGTTTCTAGTGTAGATGGAGAACCTTGTATTAATTGGTCAACTGAACCAGTAATGGTTGATCAAAGATCAACAAAAGCACTACAGGGAATGGCTATTGGAAAAGAATATCATGAGATTAATTTTGCGTGGAAACAAATATTTTATATAAAGTTACCCAAAAACTATAGTTTGTTGGTTACTCACCCTTTAAATCACTTTGATTTACCCTTTACAACAATCAGTGGGGTAGTTGATGCAGATGAAATTATGACCAAGGGAAATCTTCCATTTTTGCTAAAAAAAGATTTTGAGGGGATAATTCCAAAAGGAACACCAATCGCACAACTTATACCCTTTAAAAGAGATAATTGGTATTCAGAAGTTGACGATAGTCTAGTATCTGATGGAGAAAAAAACTCAATAAGCGCTAGAAGAGTTATCTCTGGATGGTATAAAAACAACGTTTGGAATAAAAAGAATTATAATTAATTTATAAAAACAATTAAGTTTTTTTATAAATTTTTTTTCTTTAGCAATATTATAATAATC